GCACCAGTTACATCTACAACGCCAGCACCTTTGTGTTTGCTCAAATCACTGATGGTGATTTTCCGGGTGCCTCTGTGGTGGGTTATCTGGACGGGTACTTTGTGTTTGTCCAGCCCAACTCACAATTGTTTTGGGTAACTACATTGCTTGATGGCTTGTCAGTTGACCCTCTTGATTTTGCAAGCGCAGAAGGCTCACCAGATGGGCTAGTCAGCATGATCATTGACCACCGCGAGCTGTGGCTGTTTGGCACCAACTCGGTTGAGGTTTGGTACAACGCGGGAAATGCTGATTTCCCTTTGTCGCGCATTCAGGGTGCGTTCAATGAGATTGGCTGCGCAGCGGCCTACTCAGTGGCAAAGCTAGACAACGGCATTTTTTGGCTGGGCGCTGATGCGCGGGGTCAAGGCATTGTCTACCGCGCTAATGGTTACACCGGATCAAGGGTTAGTACCCACGCGATTGAATACGCCATTGCGCAGTATTCAACAATCTCAGATGCCATTGCCTACACCTACCAGCAAGAAGGCCACAGCTTTTACGTCTTGATTTTCCCAACTGCCAATGCAACTTGGGTCTATGACGTTGCAACGCAAGCTTGGCATGAGAGAGCTGGCTTTAGCGATGGTTACTTTACCCGGCACAGAAGCAATTGCCAGATGGCGTTTAACAGTGAAATCATTGTTGGCGACTATGACAACGGCAACATCTATGCGTTTGACTTAGATGTCTATGCAGACAATGGCAGCATTCAAAAGTGGCTTAGAAGTTGGAGAGCTATTCCCACTGGGCAAAACAACTTTAAACGCACTGCGCACCACAATTTGCAACTAATTGCACAAACGGGTGTGGGCCTGTCTGGTAACGCGCCCGAAGATTCAACCTTTTTAATTACTGAATCAAGCAATTATTTAATAACTGAATCAAGTGATTACATCATTACGCAAGACGCCAGCGCAATTGTGCAAGGCGCATTGGCCGAAGCAATGCTGCGCTGGTCTGATGACGGCGGCCACACTTGGTCAAATGAGCATTGGGAGTCAATGGGCCGCATTGGTGTTTATGGCCACAGAACCATTTGGCGCAGATTAGGCATGACCGAGAAGCTGCGCGATAGGGTTTACGAGGTGTCAGGCACTGATGCTGTCAAAGTGGCAATTATGGGCGCGGAGTTGTTTGTAACTCCTACAGGCGCATGAGTGACGTTCTAGCAAACCTGACCAACATCACGGCCCCACGGGTGCCGCTGGTAGATGCGCGCACCAATTTAATTTCGCGTGAATGGTATCGATTCTTTTTATCGCTGTTTCAATTGACAGGATCAGGCACCAGCACAATCAATTTAACCGACTTGCAAGTGGGGCCGCCTAATCCTGAATACGGCCCGATTGTCACTGGCGGCACCAATAGTGTGGCTGTGCCAACCGCCGGGGCTGTGGCCTATGGCAATGGCATTGCGTATGCGTTCACGGGCGTTGGAAGCAGCTCTCAAGTATTGACAAGCACTGGCACTGGCACACCAACATGGTCTACGCCATCAGGCGGGTCTGTGACTTCAGTTGGCTTAACCGCGCCACCAATCTTCACAGTAACGGGTTCACCCGTGACCAGTAGCGGCACCATTGCAATTACATACAGCGGCACAGCGCTGCCGGTGGCCAATGGCGGGACAGGCGCAACAACCAATGCGGGGACAGCGTTTGCATTAAAAGGTGCAAATAGCGACATTACAAGCATCACTGGCCTCACAACTGCCTTGAGCGCAACTCAGGGCGGCACAGCTCAAGCAACCTATGCAGCCGGTGACATTCTTTATGCCAGCGCAAGCAATACTTTGGCAAAACTTGGTGTCGGCACCACTGGTCAAGTTTTAAAAGTGGCCGCTGGTGTGCCAAGCTGGGCAACCGACACCGCAACTGGCACAGTGACTTTAGTCAGCGTTGTCAGCGCCAATGGCTTTGCCGGCACTGTGGCCACTGACACCAGCACACCCGCGATAACCCTCACCACATCAATCTCAGGCTTGCTCAAGGGCAATGCAACGGCTGTCAGTGCTGCTGCTGCCAACATTGACTATGTAGGCATCACCGCCCCTGTTACTAAAACAGCAGACTTTACAGTGGCCGATGGCGAAAGCTATTTGATTAACAACAAGACAGGCTCCACTTGCACGGCCACTTTGCCAACTGCATCAAGTTGGTCAGGACGCGCTTTGACGTTTACAAACTATCAAGCACAGACGCTAGTTTCAGCGTCTAGCAATGTGGTGCCTAGAGCTGGCGGTGCAGCCGCTACGGCAATCCTGGCAGCCACCGCTGGCGTGTGGACAACATTGGTAAGTGATGGCACAAATTGGCTAGAAGTGGCGGGTGGCTAAATGGCAGTTCTGGCAAAAGTTTTAATCCCCGGCAAGACGGCTGAGTCTTCACAGACTACGCAATACATTGCTGATGGCGTTACAACCATCATTGACAAGTTTACGGCCACAAATTATTCGGCAAGTTCTGCCACGTTGTCTGTGAACCTTGTGACGGCTTCAGGCAGCGCTGGCAATGGCAATTTGATTGTTAAGACCCGAACACTGATTGCGGGTGAGACTTATATTTTTCCAGAGCTAACTGGCCAAGTGCTGGGTGCCAGCGCGTTCATCAGCACCTTGGCCGGCACAGCCACCGCGATCAACATCAGAGCTTCAGGCAGGGAGATATCGTGAACGATTTAATGAACGCGCCTGACAAGATGAAGTTTCGTGATGACATCTTGAAAGTTCAAGAGGGCATTAAAAAAATGATTGTTGATGGTGATCTTATTGATCAATCAGAAAATTGCATTTTAAAGCATCATTTTACGCCCATAGATGAAAAATATGGATGTTGCACTTATGCGCGAGAAATGTTTATTCCGAAAGGAACTGTGATCATTGGAAAAATTCACAGGCATCAGCATTTAAATTTTATTTCGAAAGGCAAAGTTAAAGTTTTTACCGAGTTTGGTGAAAAGTATTTTGAAGCACCATGCACGTTTATTTCAGAAGTTGGTTTAAAACGCGCTGTCTTTGCTGAAGAAGACACCATTTGGACAACTGTGCATTTAACGGCACACAACAAAGAATCCGAGTTAGAAGAAATTGAAAAAGAAGTGATATCCCCAAGTTATGAAGAAATTGGGCTGCTTGTTTCAAACAATATTAAAGGGGAAATAAAATGGTATGGATAGCTACAGCCATAGCTGGCAGTGCAGTTGTTGGTGCAATTTCAGCTAATAAAGCCGCTTCAACGCAAGCTGATGCCGCTTCAAAAGCCGGTGATTTGTCTAAGCTGATTTCAGACGATCAGATTGCACTAGCCCGTGAGCAATTTAATGCGCAAGCTTTAAATCAAGAACCCTTTAGGCAAGGCGGCATAGCAGCGCAAAACCAGTTGATGAAACTGCTTGGCCTTAAAATGCCAGTATCTCAAACTGCCAATTTGCTTGGTACTACGTCCCCGGCTGCTGGCGGCGTTATCCCTGCCAACTTGACCGCGCCTGTGGCACAAACACCAGATGAAAAAATTAAGGCCAACTGGGATGAGGCGGCATACCTTAAAGCCAACCCTGATGTGGCTTTAGAGTTAAGTTCAGGCAAATCTTTAAATGGCCCAAAGGTTTTGTTTACAAGTGGCTATGACCATTTTATTAAGTACCCCGGGCGTGCTCCTACTTTAATCCCTGCACCGGCTTTAACAGTTACACCGCCAGCCGCAACTACGACAACAACTGCGCCAACTACAACAACTTCGCCAACTTCTTTGGCCGCGTTCAAGATCGCGCAGCCAGCGCCTGTCACTAAGACAGTAAAAGGCGCGCAGATCAATACCGGCGCAAGCCCTAGTGGCCTAACTTACGCCTTAAGCCACGGCATGACGCAAGCGCAATATGATAAAAATATTGTTGATTTTATTATCAAAAATTCTGGCACCTACACTGATGCCATGTTCCGCTCAGAGATGGACAGACTAGGTGTTAGCCCTGCTGATCTTGCGCGAGCTACTGGGTCTGATTTAGCGACTGTGACGGCTAGATACAACGCCGCTACTCCTAAAACTGCTGCTGAGATTGCGTTTAACAACCAAGCTATGGCAGACCTTGCAAGCAGACAATCAGCAGACGTTACTAATTACGCCCCAGATGTAACAACAACCACGCAAGGGGTAAACACTACCCCCTCACTGGCTGATGTTCAAAGGTACTTTCAGGAAAATCCGGGTCTTTCTGACAATCAGATCAAGACCCTGCTTGCCCGTGAAAAAATTTCTGTCGAATTGCTTGCACAAGCTACAGGCGCTACTGTTGCAGCTTGGACTCCGCGCTTGGCAAATGCCACAACAATCATTGCGCCAAATAAAACGCCGTCAGTTGCTGACATTCAAAACTATGCTAGAACCAATCCAAATCTGACTTGGCCGCAAATTCAGCAGTTTATGCAAGCGAACAATATCTCGCCTGAGTTGTTGTCGCAAGCGCTGTCAGTGCCTGTGGCCGACATTACTGCAAAGATTGCTCAAGGTCTTGCCACGCCCCAGCAACGCAACAACAATTCAGTGGGCCTGAACTATGCGCTAAACAACGGCATGAGTCAGGCCCAGTACGACAGCAACATCAAAGACTTTTACACGCAAAATCAGGGCAAGATGTCAGATTCAATGTTCAAGTCTGAGATGACGCGGCTGGGTGTATCAGCAGCCGATGTGGCACGGGCTACTGGCGGTGATGTGGCAGCCATTACAGCGCGTTTTGACGCGGCCAAGGCAACTACACCTGAAGAAATATCATTTGAGAAAACTGCACAAGCTGATTTGCTTAGACGACAAAATGATCAATTGGCATTT